TATTTTTTTTGCGGAATTATCTTTGATTTTAAGGCATAATAAAGCATAATATTGTTAATAAGTTATTAATCTCAAAACCAATGACTTCTTCTATTAGCTCAATTAGTTATCCTGCATCCCAACCCGACCTGACGGTGACAATCCCTTTTAAAAGGGTACGGACACAAATTACTGAAGGAGGGGTGGTAAAGGATGTGTTAGAAGCCTGGGCAGATTTTGGTGGTGCGGTGTCCCAAGTAAATACCATGACCATCACAGCAGGGAGTACAGGGGATGACTACCTGATAGGAGTCACTGCCGGGAATGACTCGGCTATTATCTCCTACACCCAAAGGTCAGGTGATACTGCGACCACAATTGCAGCAAGACTTTTAGAGGAGATTAATGGAGTTCCTTCTGCATCTGCTTTGGTTTCAGGAACGGCAGCAGCCAATGTTTTAACCCTTACTTCTGACTTACCTGGGGTAACAATTACTTACGATGTAAGTGGGTCTACCACGCCTAGTAATATTGTTGTCGCCCAAACAACCGCCGCGTCGGGAACCGCAAAAATGCGGAAGGTTGCTGAGATTAAGACGTATTACGAAATCCCATCCGGGGGGAGAAATTTAGTGGCTGTCAATCAAAGCGTCTTCTATGACGGAGCCAACCCTGCTGGAGTCGTTAGAAATAATCCAGAAGCCAGAAGCAATCACCCTCAAAGTATGGAAGCTTTAGCTGCTTTGGCAAATGCTTAATTTCCTTGCTTATCGGAAATTGAAATAATGCTTAAGGCTTGTCGAGCATGGGTTAGGGAATCGGGAGGGGAGCTTTACGTCCCTCCTGATTTGGTGTTACCTTCTTCTATTAAATTAGACTCGGAAAAATTAGAGATTAAGTTTGCCAAGCATCCCTTAATCTCTGCACTTTGTCGTCATAAAAAATGGGAGGTAATCCCTGAATATCGAGATTATGCCGTCTTAGAGGCTAGGGTTTCAGGAGATGGTGGGCAACTTTCTCTTCCTGGGAATGCCTCAAAATATGATATTAAAATCCCTAAGCCAGATGATGCGATCGCCTATTACTTCCCTCAATCTGATAATAAAAATGCTTTAACTGTTGAGGTGGTAGAGAAAATAACAAGTCACTCACAAATTATTGTTTTTGAAGGAGGGAGGGTTTTATCCTCTCCTAACTTATCAGGACAAACGATCAAGGTTAGAATCCCGATAATTTACCAACAGGCAACTCAGGAGTTAGTAGAAGGAATTGACAAGCTAGACGCTCATATTGTCTTTAAAGAAGGGAATCCACAAGATAGAAGATGGAAATATCTCGAATTGAGGCGGTGTGAATTTGAGCCGTTATTTGGGAATAAAATTAAATTTGTAAACTGGCAGGACAGCCTAGAGGAGAGGCTTTAATGCACTTTCGTTTAGATTATCAAAATGGGGATTTTACCATTGTATTCCCGCTATCTATTCAGCAATCAAGGAAGGTTTCAGCCTATCACCAAGAATTGAGGCGAATGATCTCAGGGGTTCACATCTGGCCAGAAGAAATAGACTCTAAAATGTACCCCATCCTTAAACTTTATTATCAGAAAATAGGGGTTTTCTTTGATGTCAATCCTGAATTATTAACTCAATCTTCCCGTCATAATTTTTTTATTGCGACTGAACCTATTGAATACAAAGGACAGTTGATTCCTGGGTTAAGTTTTTTAGAGCAACTTTTGGGATATGCCTACCCCAAGGAAGAAATATCAGAGGGTCAAACCTCTGAACCGATTATCACCACCGGAGATCAGAACCTCGATATAATTACAGACGCTATTTTGATCTTTAAGATAGGAGGGCTTGAAAATCATTATTCCCTTGATGAATTAGCTAAACTTTGCAAGCAAGCCAATGATAGATTAAAGCAAGCTGAGGAGTCAGCTAGAGGGGAAACGAGGGGAGGGGATGAAAACCTTGAGTCTGAAGCTTTAGACGATGATTTTGTTAAGGATAAATCCAGGCTTTATAATTGGTTAACTAACTTAGGAATCAAAGTCCCTGCGGAGTTTTAATATGGAACGAATTGTTGTCAACCGTCAAACAAGGGGAGTTCCGAAAAGTTCAGTAAAAATCAAAATCAGAATAGGTTATACAGGGCGAAAAGACGATGGTAAAAAGTAAAATGCCTTCTGTATTGGACAAATTAGGAATTGGTAAGGATTCTAAAGAAACCTGGAAACCTTGGGAACCTCGAAGCGATCCTCAAAGAATGGCGTTAACTACCCCGGCTGATATTGTGGGTTTTGGGGGATCAGCAGGTGGGGGAAAGACGGCTATTATTAAGATTTTGGCTGTTACTCAACACAAACGATCAATTGTGTTTAGACGGGAATATCCCCGATTAAAAGATGTTATTGAAAAGTCAAAGAAGTTATTAAGAGGAAGTGGAGCAAGTTATAACAGTAATGAGAAAATTTGGCGAAGAGTTCCAGGGGGGAGAACTTTAGAGTTTGGGGCGGCTCAATATGATAAAGATATCGAAAATTGGCGGGGGATTGAACATGATCTAAAGGCAATTGACGAGGTAACAGAATTTTCTCTTGATCAGTTTTTATTCTTAACAGGTTGGTGTAGAAGTCCCGACCCTCATCAAAAGTGTAGGGTTTTGTTTACGTTTAACCCTCCAAGCCAGTTTAGCGGACGGTGGGTTATTTCCTATTTAGCCCCTTGGCTTGACCCCAAATATGAGCAACAGACCGGAAGACCAATGGCGGAACCAGGGGAACTGCGATGGTTTATTGGGGTGGGAGGCAAGGATCAAGAAATTGACGTTAAAGATTTTTATATTACAGTTGACGGAAAAGAAATCGAGTGCGAGTCTCCCGACAAAGTTATTGTTAACAATAAAATTTATTGGCCCAAACCACGAAAAGTCAAGGTAGGAAATGAAGAGTTAGAGCCCCGAAGCCGTACATTTATCAGAGCAACCCTAGACGATAACCCATTCCTAAGAGAATCTGGGTATAGAGGGGTACTTCAGTCCCTTCCTGAACCTTTGCGATCGCAGCTTCTCTATGGCGACATGACCATCGAGCCAGAATCAGACCCCTATCAAGTTATTCCTGGGGATTGGGTCACTTTGGCGATGCAACGATGGGTTGACTATCCTCAAACCTTAAAAATGTCCCATATTGGTGTGGATGTGGCGCGGGGTGGGATAGATAAGACAGTGTTAGCTCTGCGATGGGACAACTGGCTTGACAGACTCAGGGAATTTGATGGAAGCCAGACCCCAGACAGCAATATTGTCGCGCAGCAGATTGCCTCCTGTATGGCGAACACTGGGGTAAAGGTACAAATTGACGTAATTGGGGTGGGTGCTGCGGTTCACGATACCTGTCGAGGGATGAAAATGCACGTTATTCCCTTGAAAGGAAGTGAAGCCGCGAAGGATGGAAACGGCGAGTATTTGAAAGACAAAAGCGGACTCTTGACTTTTGCTAATATGCGGACTTATTGGTACTGGAATCTGCGAGACTTATTAGACCCCAAGAATCAAATCCCGATCTGTTTACCTCCTGACGATCAATTAAAAGAAGAACTCTGCGCCTTCCGGTGGTGGGAGTCTGGAAAAACAATAATGATTACAAAAAAAGATGATATTAAGAGTATTATCGGGCGATCGCCTAACTTAGCCGATGCGGTATGCTATGCGTTTGCTAAAACTTACCGAGAAGGACTGGCTGATTGGATGAAAAAATAAATTCATAACCCAATAAAACAGTCAATTTGAAACGTGGAAATTGCTACCCAGAGCCGAGAAGAAGTTTGTTGCACTGTTGTAGCGTTAACTTCCCCTTTTAGCTGTACCTTGGCGGTTGAAAGCTCCAGGGTTCTAACAACCTCCTCGTTAATGGAAAATATCCCGTGTCTGGCATAAATCGCCTCGGTTGCTTTTTCTATCTCGGCATTTAATCGGGAGCTACAACCCATCGAAATCATCACGTTTCCTACAAGAGATCCCAGGTCAGAGGTATACCAATCTATCGCACCCGTCCGCTCCCCCACCATTAAATCCCGCCCGAAATCGAGGTCTTTTAGAAAGAATGCTTTGAGAAATGCTTGTTCAACTTGAGGGACAAACAATTCTATGGTCTGTTTTAATTCTTGGCGATAATTCACGGGATAATATTAGTAGTTAAATTAATTTTTTATGTTCACACTCTCTAATTCTAACTTACCCGCAACAATCCTGAGCCCATTTAATTTATCGGCTCCTATTTTGTCTGCACAAGGAAATCAGACATTAGCTCCTTTATTTCAAACTAAAACATTTCACAAATACCCTGGCGTTAACCCTTCCCCAACAGAGCTAACAACCCCTGATGCCGTCTTTACCCTTTATAAAATAAATCTGCCTTTTTTAGCTGTTCTACGGGTCGGGATAAACAATTTTATTCAAGCCACAAACCCAGATAGATTGACTGGGCAAAGATTCTATTTACAAAATACTACTGTCTATTTTGCGACTAATACCGTTCCTGATAGTATTAATTTAACCATAGAATTTAACGCCCCTATCCCCAGGGTAATGTGTGAGTTGATAGTATCTGTTCCATCGGGAATGATTGTGTCTCAAGTTTTAAATAGAGGTGTCCCCCTTAATTTTGGGCAAGTAGGGGAGCGAGTTGTGATTGATTGCTCTAATTCCTGCTGTCGGATTAGAGGAGGGGAAACTTTGGAGATGACAGGGCAATATACCGCACATCAGGAGCTAATTGGTCAACTCAATGTCTTTAATATTGGGGAGAACTTAGGGTTTATTGATTATGTAGAATGGAGAGGTAGACGGTTTGTTGAGCAACAGGGAGAATTTACACCTGGTCAGTTTTTCTGGGATGATGCCATTCAATCTTTAAAATTAATCACTTGATATTATGCCTATTGTTTCCCGTCCATTATTTAAAAATAATATCATCAAAAACCCTCCTAGTTTACCCATTCCTCTTCGGCTAGGGTCATTAACTATTACAAAGGGTTTTGAGGAACATCCCAGTGCCTCGATTAACTACGAAGGTATAACAGAAGATGATATTGGAGGATTTAAGCAAGTTTATAATCCTTCAAGGAATACAAGAATCACCATAGACGGGATTCCATTTAGAGTTGCTCCCGATGGCGGTTATAGCTACAGTCGGACGGGATACGTTTATCGAGGAACCCAACAGATTAATGTCTATACTGTCTCAATTAATTTAGAGGGGTGGTGGAAGGTTTTATGCGCTCGCAAGGTAAAGGTAAAACCTTTAGTGGATATTAGAACGGGAAAAATATCGGCGAGTAAATTAGCCTCAAAAGCAGGTGTGAACCTGTCGGGAAGCTTTGATATCTGGGCTGAGGATGTCAACTCAGAAACAATGATGAGCCTTGACGATGTATTAGAAGAATATGCTCGAATAAAGGGCTGTTATGTCTGTTATGGGGTGAATGTTGACCTTAAAAAAGCCAATTCAGGATCTAGCTATAGCTTTAGTTGGGGAGAACAAATATCAGATGGCTCTAATCAACTAGGTGTGGCTCCCTATTACAATGGAGCCGCGTTGACATGGACTCCAAGGGAAAGTAACAAAGAGCAAGTTGACCCAAATTTACCTCCCGAATTCGAGGAAAAAGAACCTGAATATAAGACTGAATATGAATATGATCAAGACGTAACAAACCCACCAAAAGGAACAGCTATCTTAAGGAGTTTAGACAGCAACTTAGACCAATCCGGCCCCAAAAAAGTCAGGAGAACAACCTACTCAATTGACGGACAAACAGACAGAGAGGTTATTGAAACCTGGGGATTTGCTTATTACTTAAAAGATTTTATTGAAACGCCTGATGGATTAATGATTCTTGATCCGTGGAAATACTGGAAACTAATCGAATATCAGGAAACTCGTTATTATTATCAGGCAATTTCACCACCGATTTACACACTTACTACACCTCAGAACACAAAAGAAATAGAATATCAGTTAACTGTGCATCCAGATTATGAAAAATATTTAGGAAGTGGTGATTCAGTGGGGGGACTTCAATCTAAGGTTTCAAATGCTAAATACTTAACAAGTATCGTCACGTCTGGATGGAAATTAAGTCGATTTCAACAGGAAGAACCAGGAGGGGATACTGACACTACTGATATGGTATTTGACGAAAATGGAAAGACTGACAATCCTTGGTGGAACGTAGTTAAATTTCAAAAAATAAACAGGCAAGATGTAACTAGCTTTTACATCAAATCAATGCGCGCAGACTATGAACAGGATACAGTCCCTTACAGCATTGAGTGGGTTTTTTGGGATGAAATGGACGAGCAAATGCAGCGAAAATTGTTCTCAAAGGTCACACCCCCAGTAGAAGGTTCCAATCGAAGGTTGAAAGTGGGCTTAATCACTGCTGACATGGACTTTGTGGAGCCGATGCTGGTCTGGACGGAATCTCGCCAAGCGTCTTCGATTGCGACAATGGCTCACCCCGACTCAACCAGCGAAGATCCTCTGCCAGCACTTGTTACAGGAGAAGAAAGCTATTATCAATCAATTTGGACTAAAAAGAACGACGAATATTCAACCGAGAAAATAGTGGAGTTAACCGCATCGGGAGCAGGGTTTGTTGACGGGGTTGAGAATGTTCGATATCGGGAGATTCAGGGTAGACCCCCAGAAGCTCAATACAGGAAAACAACATGGGAGCAACAGCAACCCAAAAAAACCTATACAAAAAGTGTTGTAACGACAAAAGAAGGTGTCGGAAAACGCTACTTTGTCTACTCTGATTCAATCCCTGAATGGGCATCAGAGGGGGGAGAGAGTCTAAGTTTTGGGGCTGCTTCAACACTAGAGGAAGCTGAAAAGGCAGCAGAAACCCAATTAAAGATCAGTACCCTACAAAGCACCCAAGAAACTCGAACAGTAAGCTGGCACTTCCCAAATATTGAAGGGGGAGATTTTTGTACTTTTAGTGGGGATAAATTCACGGGAAGATTCAGGGTACTTTCTTCGTCTTATACTCTACAATTTGATGGAAGTCAAAATATCTATGGCTTAGATCCGATTTGTACTTCAGATGGCACTCAGTTAACTCTTGGCTTATGGGATAATAGAAGCGTAAAAGTAGAGGTTAGAGAGGAATTAGCTAACTTTAATAATGACGGGAACAGCAATCAAGGAGAAGATCCTAAAATAGATAAGAATGCGACTATAATAATCTTGGGAGGGGTTTTACCTTCTACTGTTCCTAACCGGAGAAATTAAAAATGACATCTCCAAAAGAGAGAGAATTAGCGGAAAAGTTACTAAAAATCCTTGAGAAAGGACAACCTAGCTGGATTGTTTCAGGGAGTTCAATTATTGGAAAATATAAAGGGCAAACCGCAACAGCAACAAACCAAACTAGAACGATTAGGGAATCCGTAGCATGGCGACGTTAGATACCTCTAAAAAGATAATGGAAAACTTAAAACAGCTTAATAATTCTGTTTTAATTGGTAAAGCCTACCCTTTGGGAAGTAGCGGATCAATGTTTACCGGAATGGGGAAAAGTTTTATTTGTAAGGGTGTTGTAACGGGTAAAGCGATCGCATTCAAGCATAAAGGAACGTGGCGAGTTATACAAGGTTAAATGAATATTAAGGATAAAATATGCTAACTTATGCTGGGATTCCATCTCAAATATCCGCCCCGGTTGTTAACGTTACAGCCGGAAGTCTAACAACTGCGGTTAGTGGATCTCTGTATTGGCAGATGCAAAACCGACAAGGATTCAACTTATATTCGACTCCGACCACCATCAATTTAACCGCAGGTCAAGGATTGAGTGTGACGGTTCCTGACTGCAATTGTGAAGGTTACGAAGTAATTTCTTATATCCTTTCATTTAGTCCTACAAACACCTATTTAGCTGCTTACGTTATTGCCACCTATTCCGCTTTAGATGTTCTCCCTGGAACAATAATACTTAATAAAGACGATCACTTTAAAACTCAATTAAGCATAGGAAGCACCTCTCAACTTCCCACTGATAAAATTGAAGGGATGCGGGTTTATGTTGATGCGTGGGGAGAAATTAGGGCATGGGTAGGAGGGGAATGGGTCGCTGTTTATCCCCAGGAATTTCAAACCTTAATATCCTCCACTCGGTCAATTAATGGGTGCGATCGCCAACTCTCTGAGTTTACAGAAGAGCAAAAACAAATCATTGTCCGACCGGATTATGCTGTTGATCGAAGCTACTCAGAGCCTGTTAAATTTTGGCTCAGAAACGAAACGACATCTCCCTATTTTGCGGGGAGATCCATATCAGTAGGGATATCGTGGGGGGATACGGACTTAACTGATCTGTTTTTTGGTGCGGGTGCGGTCAATTTGACATTTTTAGGATATGTCAAATTGACCGACGGATCTCTGGATACCTCCGCCTCTGGGGGTGGGGAGATGACGGGAATTAATCAAAGAATTACTTATACCAACAACAATTCGGGATTAATTTTAGAAAAAGATTTGCCATCGGGATATGCCTATCTAGTTGCTGTGGAGATTCAGGTTGACGTGGCAAGTTTAGGGGGTAGAGTAGCCGAGAATGCACAGATAGAGGTCAGTTTGTCAATCGGGGAGCGTGTTGGCTACTATTCGGGTGTGGCTGCAATCATTGGCAATTTAATTAGTGCGGGGTTAGATTTACGTCGAATTGTCCCTGATACGGGTTTAAGTGCGATCGCCTTATCGGGATCAGGAATTGTCAATGGGCGATCATTTATTGGGGTGGGAGAGCGTGGGGTCTTTGGTTTAGTTGCCAACACTGCTAATCAAATCGTTGCTATTAACGGGAATGGCACTTGTTTAGTTGTTTCTGAGTTAAATGCAGGTCAAGTTTTAAGAGCAAAGATTGGAACCTTAAATGGCATCGGGAAACCCGTTTTTGCGGGGGAGATAGCGTTAAGCTCTTCGACTCAATTACAAATCAATTTAACGCGTCCTACAGCTATCAGATCTGACTACCCTGATGTTATTGCTGGAAATACAAAAGGGATATTTAACGCAACTTCTGTCCGGGTTTGGGTGGGGGGTTATTTGTACTCTGTCGCATTGGAACCTGACGAAACGACCCAAATCTTAACGTTGACAGGAGTAGGCGGATCGTCATCTTCTGTTCCAGTGTCTGAATTGGGTCTGTATACTCCTGTTATTAATTCAATCAGTGCCATTAATGGGACTTCTAGTTTCTTAAGTGGAAATTATCTGGTTTTTGTGGCGTATTACTACGAAAATACCGTGACCTCTATTTCTCATCAAGGTATTATAGAAATGGAATCAGATATTTTAAGTTATATTGAATCCTCTGCGAAAAAATATGCAATTGTTTTAGGGTGATTTTCTTATATTGAAAAGCTTTTTGCAGTGTCAAAGGATAGACTTGAATTATATTGATCTATTTAAAAATATGCCAGATATAGCAGATCAACAAACTCAGGCAGCAGCTTTAATTCGCGCTCAGATTGAGGCTTTAGATAATGCTGCTCAAACCCTGCCTTATTGGGAGATCTACAGGGCAATCTCCAACGAAAGCGGTGGAGGTGGATCAACTGATGTTTCCTCTCTTGCCACAGAAGCTACAGCAACAGCAATTAGTGGCAAACTTCCAACTTTATCAAGTGGCAGAATTCCTGTTAGTTTACTCGAAACAAATTTAACCGCAGACTGGAGGGATTTAACGACAAACACCGTTATTCCTGCGGGTAGTGTTCAAATTTATTTAAAGGTAATTTTAGGAGATGTGACGATAAACGGATTGACTTATTCTACAGGAGAATATATCAACCTAGAATCTTGTTATCCCTACAAACATCCTGAAATTAACATCGTTATTCCTACAGGTAAATCAGTTCGATTAGTGAGAGGTTATTAACATGGGAATGGGTCAAATTGTTGATTATTCTCAATTTATTTTACAGATTGAAAAAGCGATCGCTAACGGGGTTGCTTCTCTTGATTCAAATGCGAAAGTTCCTAAAAATCAGATCAGCTTAAATGCGTCTGACGTGGGAGCGATCGCTGTTGAAGCAGATCCAACTGTTTCAAGTTTTACGAAAGGATTGACAAATAACAACTCAGTCCTAGCTGCTCTTAATGCTGCGTCGGAATCAATTTCTGCTAACAGGCTACCTTCTAGCGGAGTAGTGCCCGGAACTTATAATGCTTCCGCTACTCAAGTTCGACCGTTTACAATTGATGGAACAGGGCGAATAACCGCAGTAGGAAATCTCGTTACGATTACTCCTAATTGGAGTTCGATTACAGGAAAACCTACAACCTTAAGTGGATATGGAATCACTGATGCTGTAATCTCTAATTCAGGTGGTATTGGTGGGGCTTCTGCAATTACAAACGTGGTAACAATTTCACGTGCAAATTACAACTTATTAACGCCAAACGCAACGACTTTATACTTAATTCTGGAATAAATTATGGGAATAAATACCGGAAATAATATCATCAAAAGAATAAATGTTGGTTCAAATGTTATTTCAAGAGCGTTCTTAGGTTCTGTAAAAATTTATGACCAATTAGATTATCCGACTCTTGATTTAAACTTTGCAGCGACAAAATCTCTTGACCCTCGGATAACTTTTACCCGTGCATCAAGTGGTACTTATTTCGATAGTAATGGAGTATTACAAACAGCAACAGTAAATACCCCAAGATTCGACCATAATCCTGTTACGAAGGAAAGCTTAGGGTTGTTGATTGAGGAGCAGAGGACGAATCTGCTGACATATTCGGAGCAGTTTGACAATGCTGCTTGGATGAAGTCGAACAGCTCTGTAACCGCTAATGCGACCACTGCACCTAATGGCTCGATGACTGCTGATAAGTTGGTGGAGAATACTGCTAATTCTGCACATAGTGTTCATTTAGTAACGCCATCGTTAATTTCTGGAACACCTTATACATTTTCTTTATATGCAAAAGCATCAGAAGCAGGTAGATTTTTAGCTATAGCCATTGGAGGAACAGCTTATGCTTCTGTTCAGACCGTTGCGTTTACTCTTTCAGGAGCTGGTAGTTTTTCTATTTTAGGAGGAACAGCAGCTACAGCATCAATTGTAAGCATTGGTAATGGCTGGTATCGCTGTATTATTACATCAACTGCTCAAGCCAGTGGTACAGGATTACTGGTTTATTATTTGTCAACATCAGGAACTTCTGGCGCTGGTCTTACATACACCGGAAACGGCACATCTGGCATCTTCATCTGGGGCGCTCAACTGGAAGCAGGAGCCTTTCCAACCAGCTATATCCCCACCACCACCGCAACAGCCACTCGCGCCGTCGATGTCGCCACGATGACGGGGACGAACTTTTCGAGTTGGTATCGGCAGAATGAGGGGACGTTGTTTGCGGCTTACCGAAGCGGAGGAAGAACGGCTTCTTATCGTGTATTGTCTATGAACATCGCAGACGATTTCCGTGACGTTATTGAGTTTGTTGGAGCGACGGGTGGTGGGACTGGGCCAATATTATTTACGCGCGTAGCTAACATAAATAAAGCAACCGCGCCGCCGTCGCCCGTCCCCGCCGCGATTGCAAATTTCAATTACACAATGGCGGGAAGTTATTCAGCAGATGGAGTGTTTGCTTCGCGCAACGGCGCGACGACAGAGCAGTCAGCCAATGGCGAATACCCAACAGGGTTGACCCGATTATTCATAGGCTCAGGCAATGCTTCGCAACAACAAATTTCGGGCCACATCCGCCGCATCGCCTACTATCCCCGCAGATTAGCAAACACGGAATTACAACTTTTAACATCATGAATGAATACATTGATTTATATCTAAAATTCAACTCAGAAAATCAAGCAAACTCTGTTTTGTTTAACACTCAGATTTTTGGGAATGAAACGATAAAAATCCCTAAGTATACAGCGATTGATATTATAGGAATTATCTACAAGCCATCAGGAAACATGATTCAATCAGAAGAAGGTGAATTTCCTGAAATGATACCCTTGGAAGGTTGGCACGTCAACGTCAGGGTAACGCCAGAAGAGGATATTAGCAAGTTAGAAGCTTATAGAATACCAGAACCAAAAGCACCGTTAAGAGTATGGGCTTAAGTTTTAAAGAATGGGTATTTTTAGTATTATTATTTTCCACTGGTTGTAATTGCCTGTGGAATAGCATTACTTTACTTTTGTTTGATGATAGAAAGCTTAATAGATTCTTTCTTTCTGTACTGTTGTTTATAATCGGTGTTATATTTGTTTGTGATGGATTGATAATACTAGGGAGTAAAGAAGCGGAAAACCTAAAATCAGCAATGCTCTTGATTTTGTTTTTCGTGGGTTTGCTCTCTAGTGTAATTATTTGGAGTTACAAGCATGAGCGGTCAATTGCACTACGGAAGAAGAATGATAAAAAGTCATAATGATCGCCTTTTATCAATTATGTTAAATATGCTTAACTTTAATATAAACTTCGTAATATTATTTTTACTAGGTATCTGTTCATTGGTATTTGAGTCATCCCGAACTGCTGTGGGCTGGCTTGAAGAAAACAAAGAATTGATCTATAGTTTGATAACAGGTGTAGGGATTTCTGGGATTATCTGTTGGTTTTTCGTGTTTAGAATTACACCCAGAGGAAAGATTCAGTTTGACCTTCCTTACTTCCTTTGGTTGACTTGTCACTTGATTGCGGTCGCCACCTTTTTATATTTTTTAATGATACTAGGAGTCCGTCAAGATGGCAGTGTTTCGGGTCTAGCGTTAGGAGTATTTTTTGGGCTAATATTGTACTCGCCTTTCAATATCCTATACAATCTTTTGTATGGTCACAAAAAATGATTTTCTCTCTTTTATCCCAGGTTCCACCACCGCACCAATTCTGTGTTGAAAACACGCAGCAAGCGGTAACAATAACAATCCTTACCCTTGGAAGTACAGGTGGCGCGATAGGCGTTGCAATCAAGGGTTTTTTTGATGTTCAAAATACCAAAATAATTGCAGAGCTACAAGGTGAAATTAAGAGATTAGAGATAGAGAACAAACACTTAGTTGGTGATATTGAGGAAGAGAAATCTAAAAATTCGGAGTTAGAAGAAGAAAATCGACAATTAAAAAGTTCTGGATTTTCGAGTCAGTTGGCTATCTTAGAAGAGAAGTTATCCGCTTCAGAAATAAAAAATAAAGAATTGATGAAAAGATTAGAGAAAGCTGTTAATATGATTAATAAAGTTAAGGGTCAGAAAAATGGATGATGATAAACTAGAATCAGAAACGGAGCCTACACCGGAGCCTACTCCCACACCGACTCCACCTCCCGATGAATGGTGATTTCTTTAAAGGGCTTTATGCCCTTTTTCTTATGA